AAATAGAAGCAGTATTATCAAGCAATTTATCACAAGATGCTTACGAAATACATTTATACCCAAAAGCAAAAGACGAATCGGTGGAACATGTTATAAAAAATTATAAAAAATATTTTAAATCTTTTGGCGTTCCATCGAAAGACCTAATTGAGAGTGGAAGACCATTGATGAAAAAAGTAAGAGTTCCAAGTTAATATCTAGTAAAGTTACAATTATGCGTTCTAATATATTTCCCATTTAAAATCTTAAAGGATGATACCTACTCTACATACTTGAATCAAATTACAATCTTATTTGGAGTTTTTTTTAGGTGAACTTGTCCAGGAACGTCTGTTGTCTCGACATATTTTATAGGAATGTATTCAACGGTTATTGCGCGAAGAGATTTGATTGACTCTTTTGAAAACTGTTTAACGAGAGCAGCTGCTCGTATAATTGCGTCCTTGTCATATTTTGTTGCCGTGTGTTTTGTGTTGTCATACAAAATGCCGTGTGGACTTGAAAATCCATTTCCAACATGAAACCATAGTGCATTCTGGTTCATTTTTTTTGTGCGCGAAACGAGCGCCTGATTCTGTTCTTGTGTTCTTCCAACCAAAATGGTATACTTGTCATTGAATTTTTCAGTGTACATATTATTTATTTGCCAAGTCAAGTTGTGTATTGTATATATATATATGTAATTTTATCAATTTTATTAATAAAATTACAATGGTCTGAATAAAATATATTTTATTTTATTGTCATGTATTTTATTACCATAATATATTTATTATTTACAAAAAAAATTATGTTTTATGCAATGAATTATAATTTGCAGAAACAGGAATAAAATGTGCCGGTTTTTTACAAGTAAACCGGTGATACATTAACTTCTTTCTTTTCAACACACTATTTGCGCAAATGCCAATTGCTTTCGTTTCACCAACCTGACTTTTCAATTTTTTAGTGCAGTTGCATATTTTTGTAATGAGAGCCTTTTCTGCTCGTTTTTTTAAATTGCTTATGGTTGATTTTGTCGGTATTTTCAGTTTATAATATTCCAAAATTTTTTTATAGTCTTCCGCGTTTAGACGAATTCGACGTCTCATGTCTTTGGTATTTCTCTCTAGAATAAAATGGGATAGAAAATATAATAATTTATTATATTATATATGATATATATAATATTGTATTATATTATATTATACTTTGAATCATGTCATCATTTTACATAAAAATAGAAGATGTTTACGACTATTTATTGTACACGTTTTATGCGCTTTACATACTTGTAGTTTTGAATTTAACTTATTTCAATTCCGTGACAAAATATTTGCCATCAATCCAGTCTGCATTAAAATACTTTGTTATTATATTTTTGATTGTCCGATTTAATCCGTATTCAAATGCTAAAATAACAGGATTTGACAAGAAAATAATATTCTCGTCATCTTTATTTTTACTTTCAACAACCACATTTACCGACATACTTTTAACTTATTTCAATAAACACATCGCCAAAAAGGTTGGAGTAAATATAAAAAATATATAAATGTATAAATAATTTATAGATGAGTAAATTATTTATTCTGAATTATTGTGAATTTATTTATTAAGACGCATTCGTTGCATCAAGTTGAAGTGCTGCGCCCGACGTGCCATCAATATTAGCGGGGTTCAATTTTGACATTGTGCCTCCGCGATGACGACGACGGCTGTGGTGTTTCGATTTGCGAGACCCCTTGCGTCCCTTGCGACGCCTGAATGTTTTTTTCATCATTACATTGCTTGAAGAAGAAGACGAACTGCCTTTTTTCTTATACGTGAGTTTTGCTTTCTTCATTGCTGCCCCCAAACGATTCGGAGTATTTTTAGGAATTGTTTTCAGCGCAGCTTGTACGCTTTTCATCCAATCTGTCATAACCATTTGATTCTCTTTTATATATAATCAAAATATTAAAAAATATATTTTTTTTTAATATTTTATTTATTTTATTTTATTAAACTTTTGAAAATGTCTAAACTTATCCAAACGTGTTTTCTTCTGAACAACACACGTAGAGATAACCGTCATTGTCCTTATACGAGTCATAAATTGCAGAAATAACCGTCGTCACAGGAATCAATTGATTATCAATAAAAACAAATAGTGCAGTTGCCGAATTCATTTTCATCCGCGTTCGAATAGATATCATTAGTTGTCCAATGGTAAATCCGTTCGGTATAACAAATTTTGGTTTATCTATCAGTTTATGCATTCCCGATGAATCAATGAACACAGGAACAGATGTTGGATATTTAGTTAAAATATTTGTAGATTGTTGCTTTCTTTCTTCTAAAGACAATCGTTCTTTATATTCTTTCGTGGCCGACATTGCTGATTTTGAAGACTTGAACATTGAAAACATATAGATATGCGAACTAACTTAACTGTCTATATAATATATATAAATATTACTAAATCTTTAATATTATTTAATTTATTATATATGTATATATGTATATATAACATATACAATGGATGCTAATTTTCACAATGATCAGTTATTGTCAAGCGAAGAAGATATGTTTTCTGATCACCGACTTCCCGAAATTCAAGTACCTAAACCTGAATCTGATGAGATGAAATTATTTATCGCTGCTAAAAAAGCCTATCCAGATTCTCCCGAATTACAACGAAAAGTATTTACTTATGCGGTACTTTTAGACAAATTAAACAAAAGAAAAATTACACCATTCGAGTTTGAAACAGAAAGCGGTGACTTGGATTTAAACCAAGACGAGATTGATAGAGCCGAGTTGTTATGTATAGAGAGTTTGCGTAGTGGTGGTGGTAAAAGAAAATTAAAAAAGTCTCGTTATAATAAAAAATCTAGGTCAAACAAACGGTCTAGGTCAAACAAACGGTCTCGGTCAAACAAACGGTCTCGGTCAAATAAACGGTCTCGGTCTCGGAAATAATACAATTTTATTTATTTCAATTATTATATTAATTAATTAATGTAAATCATATTATACACTAATTAATATATTGAATATATATCAATATATTTGTTTGATTCTTTTGATTGTTTTAGACAATGGATTACCTTGATTTAGACTTGGACATACAAAATTATAATTTAAAGGACATTACAAATTTATTCAAGATACCGATTGTTTTTACGGAATCAGATTTGCGCGCGGCAAAGCTCGCAGTGCTTCACACTCATCCAGACAAATCAAAACTTCCAAAAGAATATTTTCTATTTTTTACGAGCGCTTATAAAATATTGTACCAGATATTCACATTTCGCACAGGTAAAAATAGAAACAAGAAGGAAAGTTACAGCGAGCTTGTCGCCGAAGAAACGGTTGCCCCTGAGGAAGACTCAATGAAGTTGTGCGTGGACAAGGTGAAACAGCTCAGCTCGACCGAGTTCAACAAACTCTTCAACGAACACTATGAAAAATGCAAGATACAACTGGAAGAGGAACAAGGTTATGAAGAGTGGTTTCGTTCTGATGATGCCAATGACGCAGATTCGTCTGCTGCAAATTCGTTGTCCTCCTGGGACCAGCGTGTATCCGAAATCGACAAACAAAAGCAAGCGTTGCGAACAAATTTGTCACTTGTTTCAAAGAGTGAACTACAATGTGCCAATATTTTCGGCGGCGGTGAAAATTATTATATGTTGGGTCAGGGCGCGCCAAAGGAACATTCAAGCGGACTATTTAGCTCGCTTCAATATGAAGATTTGAAAAAGGCGCATACGGAAACGGTTATACCCGTAACACACGAAGATTATGTAAACTCCAAAAAGTTCAATAATGTAAATGAGCTGCAATCGTTTCGAGATGTGCATTTGAAATCATACAATTATGAAGAATCATTGAATAAAAAAAAAACGGAAGCACATGTTGCGGAAGAAGACAACACGCATCGGGCATTCACTCTGGCAAAACAAGACGAACTCGCTCAAGAAATGAATAAAAAATTCAACGGTTCATTCTTAAAGTCGATAATGTAATTTGTAATTCAGCAGTTCCCACATACGTTTATGTAGTTTTTGTTATAACGGCTGCGAGTACTCCTCCTGCACAAAGAATCAGGCACAAAATAAAGCATACGTGACAGAAAACTCGTTTATTTCCATTTCTCCTGTCATGACGAATTTGTCTTTCCATTACACGTAATGCGTGTTGGTGAAGTCGTATATCACGTCTTTGTTCAGCAGTAATCCTATTATCTAATATATCGTCACTATTATTTATTTCATCAAATTCCTCTTGAGTAAGCTCTCCTCTCTCCACCACCTTTGAACACATCAAACATTTTATTCCGACAAAACGTGTTTGATGTGTTTGCACGTCATCTTTCAATTTTCGAATAATATATTCTTCAATACATGGAATGTGAACGGTGTATTTACACGTGTCGCAAAAGTTGCTATAAAAATTACCTTCCATTTTTTCTATTTTGTCATAACATATTATGCATATTTCTTCTTCTATAGGGGGCGAAGAGCACCCTACGACCCCCTCCTTATAAAAGGGAGAGGTTAAAGGTTCTTGTTTTTCTTGTCTTTGTGTTTGCGGTATTGTATTCGATTTATTTTCAAATGTAACAATGTAGTCATCGTCTAGAGGAGGCGCAGTTGCAACACCGATACCGAAACTGACAACAGTAACATTCTGCGTTTCCTCATCATCATAGTCTCCGTCTATTGATACAAAAGATGTCAGTTCTGGATTTGGTGAACAACCGTTTTCATCATCATCAGATGATGACGGAGATGCTGATGATGACGCATTTAATATATTAGGAATAGTAATATTGTAACTTCTGCACAATTGATGTCTTTGACATTTACGCAGAGGAGATTGAGCAGGTTGAGGAAGTTGGTGAATTTGATAAATTTGAACAACAGTGTGAGACATAGTTGTTGGCTATTATATTTACGATTAACTATTTATATTATTTTTATTTCAATTTTATAGAAATAAAAATATTTTAAAATAAGTTATACAAGTATTTTTTAAAATTGAAAAAATACAGATTAAACCAAGTGTTCAAATAGTAACATCCATCAATCTCAACACGGCGTGATGTTGATTAACGACCGGTACAAGTTGTTGAAACGCATAGGTTCTGGTGCATTTGGGTTAATATTCAGTGCAAAAAATGTGAATACAAATGAAATTGTTGCAATAAAGCTGGAGCCGACTGCTCAAGTGGATACGTTGACTCACGAAGCCGCCGTTTTGATGAAACTTTCAGGGATTCCGGGAATTCCTAATCTTAGGTACTATGGAGTGCCCGACCACAACAGGTACATGGCAATTGACTTATTAGGAAAAAGCTTACAAACGGTTTCAAGCGAACACAAAAAATCAGTTCCCATTGAAATCGTTCGAATGTATGCAAAGCAAATGGTTGAAATTATCAAGGCTGTTCATGAAAGGGGGTTTATCCATCGAGATATTAAGCCGCCCAATTTCATGACGGGTCCTGGTCCCAGTCCCAATGAAAGAGAAAACTATGATAAATTATTTTTGATTGATTTCGGAATGTCTCGAACATACATTGATGATAAAACAAAAGCACACAGGTGTAATAAAATGCGCACGACCGGAATTATTGGAACGCCGCGGTATGTAAGCATAAATGTGCACGATGGAAACGAGCCAAGTCGACGAGACGATTTGATTTCAATAATGTATGTTGTCATTTACTTGATAAAGGGCCGCCTTCCATGGAAAGCGGCAGCATCTCCAGAATCGGTAGCACAAATTAAAAAAACAATTTTGCCAGAAGAATTATTTTTAGACATGCCGCCTAGTTATTTGGATATTTTCAAATACTTGTGCACAATGTCTTATGAAGAAGCACCCGACTATTCTTGTATTATTGAGAAGTTATAGTTATTTAATTTTGAATTTAGTTTCATCTTTATTATAAAGAATTTTATTTTTTTGAAACTCTTTTTTAAATTTGAAAAATGGACAAAAATAATTGTCCATATTTTGATTCCTCAAAAAAGTTTTAAAAGTTTTTTTTGGGTTTTTTTAGGTTTTTTATTTTTAAGAATTATTTACAATATGTTAGCTTTACAAGTAATGTGAATAATTTCGAAAAAGTGGTGCAGAGCATAAGCAAAAAATGAGAAAAATGCGATTTTTCGGACATTTTTTGGATTTTTCCAGAATTCAAAAAGTGAAAAAAACGAGTAAATGGACCGAAAAAAACGAGCATCAGCACTTTTTTAATGTTTTTCGAAAAATGAAAGCATATGTGGTATGGCATTTTTCTAAAATAAAACGCTCGTTTTTTTCGGTCCATTTTTGGACCGTTTTTAATCCACGGGGCGATGCTCTCGCGTCATTTTAACTTTTCCATTTTATGTTAGCATAATGGTAACATTTCCGCTCGTTTTTTTACTCGTTTTTTTTGGCCGCTAGGCTTATGCTGTGGACGCATTAATTGGTATAAACCGTCAAACTTATAATGCTTTGAATGTTTGAGTTTATAAAAACTAGGAAATTTGCAGAATCATCCCAAAAAAAATGATATTTCGTAGTTTGGAAAACTAAAAACGTGTTTTTTAGGGATTGAAAAAAAAACGGAAAATATTTTTATTTTTTTGAAACTCTTTTTTAAATTTGAAAAATGGACAAAAATAATTGTCCATATTTTGATTCTTCAAAAAAGTTTTAAAAGTTTTTTTTATAAGTTTTTTTGATTTTTATTTTGAAGCATAATTTATGTAATTGTCAGCAATTTACGTAACGCCGATATTTTGGAAAAAGTGGTGCAGAGCATAAGGAAAAATGTGATTTTTCGGACATTTTTCACTTTTTTTTGTTTTTTTTTCATTTTAAAAAAGTGAAAAAAACGAGTAAATGGACCGAAAAAAACGAGCATCAGCACATTTTTTAATGTTTTTCGAAACTTGAAAGCATGTGTGGTCTGGCGTTTTTCTAAAATAAAACGCTCGTTTTTTTCGGTCCATTTTTGGACCGTTTTTAATCCACGGGGCGATGCTCTCACGACTTTTTGACTTTTTCATTTTTCGTATACATAATGCTCACAATTCCGCTCGTTTTTTTACTCGTTTTTTTTGGCCGCTAGGCTTATGCGGTGGACGTAAAATCTGTCAAAAAAACTCGCATCCGCGTGGGTTGATTTTTTAAATTTCTAAAAAATCGTATTTTTATAAAATCATTCCCCAAAAAACGATATTTCGTAGATTGAAAAACTAAAAATGCAATTTTGGGGGGTTGAAAAATACAAAAAAAATCTAATTATACCGACTAAAAAGTGTTTGATAATATTAAATATTAATACCAGTTAATTAATTAACTAATCTATTTAGAAATATTATATGATTATTGTATACACGACGAGTTCAGGTTCAATATTATAATTATGACTACACCAATGGAAATTTGCAAACACAAGCATGTGTGTGAATGTTGTGTTTTTTCATGTATATTTGAGAGCGATTACAAACGACATATTAAAACAAAAAAGCATATGAAGTTAAAATTAAAATGCATTCTAGAAACGCCGTCTGAAAATAAAACCACTAAACTTGAATGTGAATGTGGAAAAATATTTAAAACTCAAAATGGTTTAATGAAACATAAGCAACGTTTGCATTCTGGTAAAGACAATATAATTATAAATTTAATGAGAGACAATGCTGAAATAAAGGAGCTCATGAAGGAGCAGCAGAAATTCATGAGAGAACAGCAGGAGCAATATCACAAACAGTTGGTGGATATGATTCCGATGATGTGCGGTAGTACCAATTTGATTACAAATAATAATACGAACATTAAACAAAAATTCAACTTGAATGTATTTTTGAATGAGCAGTGCAAAGATGCAATCAACATTGGCGATTTTATAAAGTCGCTGCAAATCACACTGGATGATTTAAATGTAACGAGAGAAAAAACGCTGGAAGACAGTGTGGGTAATATTTTTTTAAGAGGATTAAAAGAGTTGGATATTTACAAGCGTCCCATTCATTGCACCGACAACAAGCGAGACATCATGTACATCAAGGATGAAGAGAAGTGGGAAAAGGATGAAGGAAACTTGAAATTAAAAGATACAATTGATGCAATCTCTCGAAAACAGATTACAACTTTGAAACAGTGGAAAGATTCAGACCCGGAAGTAGAAAAGACGAGCTCGTCTAAGAATGATAATTTTTTGATGACATTTAATCACATATGCACGCCGATACCGGAGGTCGGTGAAAAGCGCATTATAAAGACGATAGGCAAGGAAGTCCATATCAATGATTAGTTACATTTCCGAATATTTAAAAAATATTTAACGATATCATGAATGGCGCGTCTATTATTTTGAATGCGTTTGAATTTAGATACAAATAAAATAAATAAATAAATATTTTTTTGTTTATTTTATTATATTATATTGATATATCATATAATAACACAACATAGACCAATTTAAGTATGTCCAAAAGTAGAGATGATGATAAAAATAAGAAAAGAAATATTGTAGTTCCGCATCATCTTCATAATAAATTCAATTATTACGACCCTGCTAGGTCATCCATATTTTTTCCGCAACAACGCACAACTGCAGGAATGGGATTATTGTCTGCGCCGAGTGTGCTGAGTGCTCCGTCGCCGATGCAAAATATTAAATGTCGGATAAATATTGAAGCAGAGGTGGATGATTTGGCGGATTTGATAAATATTGGTAAAAAAGTCGGAACAGAATTTAAATTGGAGCCGCATATTGAGTATAATATTGACCTGGCGATGATAAAGAATTTACTTCCGGAAATGGAAGATTTGAATAATATGATAGGGCAGCAAGAATTTAAGAGGCAAGTTGTTATACTAATACTTTATTACAGCATGCGTTTAAATCGCAAAAATGATGATTTATTGCATACGGCGATTTATGGTGAACCGGGTATCGGCAAGACTGAATTTGCGCAAAAGTTGGCAAAGATATATTTAAAGTTGGGTGTTTTAAAAAATGGAATTTTTAAAAAGGTTCGTAGAGGGGACTTGATTGCGGGTTATTTAGGACAAACGTCGTTAAAGACGGCAGAGGTATTAAAGTCTGCGCGAGGTGGAGTTCTTTTTATTGACGAGGCTTATTCGATTGGAAACAGCAGCGGAAAAGACACGCAGGATTCATACAGCAAGGAATGTTTGGATTTGATTAATCAAAGCTTGACCGAAATGCGCGAAGACGATGACAAGTATTTTATTTTAATGATTGCAGGATATAAGGATGAATTGAAGCGCAATTTTTTTGGAATGAATGACGGGTTGGAACGCCGTTTCAGCATTCATTTTACGATGCAGTCTTATGCTCCTGAAGAAATGGTACAAATATTTATTAAAAAGTCGCTTGATGGTGGTTGGTTCATTGACGAAGGTGCTATAACCGACGAGTTTATCAAAGAGCATTCGGCGCATTTTAAGCATCACGGTGGTGACATGGAGCTGCTTTTTGTAAAGTGCAAGATTGCGCATTCTAAAAATTTGTTAGCAGGAAAAAGTAAAATAAAAAGATGTATATCAAAAGCAGATATGAAGGATGGAATTGAATTATTCATAAAAAATTCAAATGCGGCAAATGAAAATCCTTTTATCAAAACCATGTACATTTAGGGGAACCCGGGTTCCCCTTAGACCCCTCCTTTGTTATTTTTTATTTGTTTATTTTTTAAGGAACCTCGGCGATTAATTTCAAATGCCCACTTTATTAGTTAAATAATTTAAAACATTATATAAATAATATAATATTATATGTCATATAAAATTATAGTAGCGAGGTACAATGAAAATATTGAATGGTTAAATAGTGAAATGTCAAATTGTATAATATATAATAAAGGTAATAAATTAAATATTTCTAATGAAATACTTTTAGAAAATGTGGGAAGAGAAAGTGAAACTTATTTACATTATATAATTACAAATTACCACAATTTACCAGACGTAGTAGTTTTTACACAAGCAAGAATATCCGACCATAAAGGCATTGATGATGTTCATTATTTAATAAGTATTAAAAACCAAGCATTAGAATACTCAAAATCAATAAATTTTTCTAAGCATAATGATGTAGGAAAATGTATTAATTTTGATAAAGAATGGAATTTAAGAAAAGATGGTTTTTATTTAAAGGATAATTATAAAAATAATAATCCAATTACATTTTTAGAATGGTTCAAAAGCAATATAAATATAAATTATCCAAACCCATTATATTTTTATTGTAATGCTATATTTGCTGTTAAAAAAGAAAATATAATAAATAAACCACTTGAATATTATAAAAAATTAGCATTAGAAGTAAATCATCACATTAATTCAACAGAAGGACATTTTTTTGAGCGTTCTTGGTTTTATATATTTAGTTAGATAGTTAAAATGGGCGTTTGAAATGAGAAAATGTGTAAAAAGTTTTTCATTATTTACTTTTTTTATTGGTTTTATTTTTTTTATTACATTTAGGTTTATTATATTTAGATTTTTTAGTTCGAGATTGTTTTTTTTGTATATTACTATTACCTCTTCCACCTTTGTGAAACATTGGACGCGTTTTCCGTACATTACTTTCATGTTCTTGTCGGTTAATTTCGTCAATAATATAAGTAAAATCATCCATCTCCATTTGATTCAAGTTAATCTCTTGTTCGCTCATTTTATATACCGAATCCATATTAATGGGTTTATTTGTTTGTAATGTTTTTAATTGTAACCTGTCATGAAACATTTTGCATTTTGCACTATCTATATTTAATTGTGCTAAAGTTTTACAAAGACGCATCATTGCCGCAACAGCTTTTTCACTATCAAAAATTCTATCAAGAGATAACATTGTATTTTCACCAACAGAATTAATTTTATTTACAAGGGTTTCACGTTTTTTTTGTTGATTAATCAACTCTAAAGTAAGTAAATCTATATCGCGACTGGTTCCTTCTGAAGCTTCTTTAAATATGTTTGCAAGTTCTTTAACTTGTGCAAGTGTAAGGTTCACGCGGCTCGCACTTCCACTTCCAATGTTAATTTCGGATATACTTTGGTATAAGAGATTTGCCTCACTTTCTGTTAGTGTTTCATTACCAAGTGCGAGAGCTATTCTAGTGAATGTTCCAAATAATAATCCAATCATATGACTATGTGGCATTTCATTGGGGTCTATCATCTCAATTCTCGCTGTAATGTCATCAAACGGGGAGACTTTCTTTTGCACTTGTTGTGGTTGCTGCTCTAGTGGACTATCGCCACTAAGTAGAGGTTCTTTAAGACTCATGTATATTATATTATATATCAACATTTTAAAAAAAATAAATAAGTAATAATGACAAATTATTATTACTTAAAAACTGAAAAATAATAAAATAAAGTTTGTAATAAATATGATTTCAAAACACCAACTTGACAGTGACAAGAAGTTGAAAGATGCGATTATAATAGAGAAGGCGTATAATAATGCAGTTGAAGCAAAAGATGAAATATATAACAGGTATGGGTTTTATTGTGCAAATAGTTATTATGATTGCGATAAATATGAAGACGCTATTACATGGTATAAAAAGACACTTGAAAATTGTGGCTGGTCCCAGGAGAAATATGTGTCTTGTTTGAAACTTTATATCTGTTATGACAAAATAGGTAATAAAGAGGCAGGATTTTTTTATCTTGTAAAGTCTGCAGAGTACGACAGAGAGAGAGCAGAGTGTTATTACGAGCTTATAAAATATTATTCTGGTTTGGGATTATATAATGTTGCTCATGGATATTATGGCGTGTTGCGTGATTTTTATAAAAACTCTTATTTGAAATATGGATGGAATAATAAATTATTTTTAGATGTAAGTATATCAGAATTTTATTTACCTTATTATGTTGTCATTGTTTGTGAAAAAATGCGTGATTATGAAACTGGGATACACATGTATAGAATTATTTTTACGAAGAAATGCAAAATATTTGATGAATGGTTTATAGGCAACCTGATATATAATTTACAATTTTTTACTGAACACGTTAAAGATGAGGATAAAACGGCATTTTATTCATTATTTCAAGAATATATTGACTTTCTTGTTTTTAATAATTATGCGATTAGCAAACATAACATTATACATAAATACAAAAAATATGGCATTGTTGTCAAAACGAAATGGCAAGCCATTAATGAAGAGTGTTCAACCAGTAAAAAAATATTAATTTATACAGGGTTCTCGAATGTTTTATGGAATGATTCATCTATTTCCATAAATAACAATGTTGGAGGAAGTCATAAGGCGGTTGCTTATTTATCCAGGAATTTACCAAAAGAATATGAGATAATAGTAAGTGGTGATGTAGAAGATGAAGTAGTGGGAAACGTAAAATATGTGAATCGTTTCAAGTTGCAAGCATTGTTAGATGTTGAAAAATTTCATACAATTATTGTCTCTCGATACGTATCATTTTTTTTATTATTTCCCAATTTTAAATGTTATCAGTTATATTTATCTGCGCATGACACCGAGTTTATAAATAATCTTTGTCAATCTGACATTTCGGCAACTCGTATAATCAATGATAATATTAATTACATCAATGGAATAATATATTTAACACCGTGGCATAAATATAAAATGGATATGACTCTAAATTTACAAGATAAAACAGATAAAATTAAGATTTCAATAATAAATAATGGTGTACCGGTTTCAGAATTATCATTGTCACATAATAAAATAATTAAAGTGAAAAATAAATTTGTATGGACATCTTGCAGTTATAGAGGATTGGATGTACTGTTGAAGTTATGGGATAAAATACTTGAAGTTATGCCGGATGCAACGTTGGACATTTCATCTTATGAAGAATTCCCGAATAAACAACGCGGTAATTTGGATTTGGAAATAGCGTCAATTATAAATCATCATAGTGATAGCATTAAACATCATGGACAATTAAATAATGAACAGTTGTACGATTTAATATCAAAAGCAGAATATTGGTTATATACGTGTACGTTTTGTGAAACAAGTTGCATTACTGCGCTTGAAATGTTAATGCACGAAGTTGTGTGTTTATACTATCCGCTGGCCGGTCTTGTTGATACGATTGGAGAATATGGAATTCAAGTAAATCCAGGCAATGAGATTCAGAGCATTGTGAACTTGAGTGAGGAGAGAAAGGCGAATTTGAGAACTAATGGAAAGAAATACTCAATGTCGTGTTCATGGGAAAACCGAGCAAAAGAATGGGCTAGCGTGTTGGGTTTAAGTTATTCAGAATCTAAAAATTGTCCAGATACAGATTGTAAATTCCAACTTGAAGCGGATTGATTAATATTGTTTATGAAAAATATTTAGAGAGACGTTTATAAATAACTATATAATAATACATAATACAACGATGCAGATTTTTGTAAAAACACTCACTGGAAAAACAATTACACTTGAAATAGAGTCGAATGATACGATAGGTTCATTGAAAGCAAAAATTCAAGACAAGGAGGGTATTCCGCCCGACCAACAGCGATTAATTTTTGCTGGCAAACAGCTGGAAGATGAGCGAACGTTGGAAGATTATAATATACAGAAGGAGTCGACGCTGCATTTGGTACTTTAAAAAAATCGGAATCTACACTACACTATTTATAATAGATAAATAATTTGAATGCTATTTGGTTGTAGATAGATTGAATGGGTAAAATAAATTATATATTCAAAGATACTTAAAGATGTATCGCTAATAATGTTAAGAAAGGCAATTAAGCAATTCAACAAGCATACAATGGCAACAGCAGTGAGTGGACAAAAGATGGCGGGATGTGTAAAGTGGTTTAATATGAAGACTGGTTTTGGATTTTTGACCGTAGTTCGCGGTGGTGGAAGTGGCGAACTAAAGGTTGGAAGCGAGGTTTTCGTGCATCATTCAAATGTCAAAGTTCAAGAGGAGCAATACAGGTTTTTGGTGCAAGGTGAGTACGTGGAGTTTGATGTGTCGAATGTTGCAAACGGTCAGCATTCGTGTCAGGCGACGAATGTGACGGGCATGTTTGGCGGCAAGTTGATGTGTGAGACGCGCAATGACGCGCGCCAGTCGTCTTCGTCTCAACAGCAGGGTGGTCGCGGTGACGATGAAGAGGAGAGTGATGGTGACGCATATGTGCCGGTTTTGAGGAGGACGGTGTCATCTGCTGCAGCTCCTGCCGCACCCTCATCATTCAGGTCGCGCGGTGGTGATGATGCGCCTCGCACTCGCGGTCGTGGCGGCAGTCACAGGTAATTGTGTTGTGGACTCTCTGATAAAAAAAGAAATAAATTATAAAATTGAAATAATGATTTAGAATTTAAATTATTATTTATATTAAATATATTCAAATACTTATTGTAAAATGGATAATAACGGTGTTAAATCAGTGGAAACATTCGAAATGGATTGTGAGGATGCCAGGTTAACAAAGCTGAGAGTTGACATTATTGGCGTGATGTGCAACGTGTTGAATTATATGACTTTGTCGTCATACGACTATTATTACACACAGTACCATCAAGAGTGTCGAAATGAAATGAATGCAGTATATGACAAGGGAGCAAGTTCAATTACGGTTGAGAGTTGCAAACATTTTTACGAGTGTTTGAAACGGTTGGAGAGTGTAACAGACACGGATGACCCCGATTATTATGAATATAGAAGGAAAATGAGACGATTTATAATATCTTTGGCATCGATTAGAACATAAAATATTTATTTTCATCATTATTTGCTTTTACTTTTTTTATTTGCTAGCAAGAATGCCTTTTTAGTGTGACTGCATCCATTTTTTAAAATGTCGTAATCAACGACGGATGCATTTCCGCCGGTAATGGAGCTTGCCAAACGAGCTAAACCCCAAGACTGTGGTGTTTGGTTGGGTCGTGAACCGGAGGAATAGTATGCACCTTCACCTTTACGCACGATTTTTTTCAGTGCGCCCAAAGAACATCCGGTTTTACGTGCTAGTTCATTGCTTGGAGTAACGTTATCAATGTTGTAAATTCGTTTGGCATTTTCTATATGAGATGATTTTTTACTTTTGAAAGATGAAACATTTTTCCGCGTGTAGTATTTGTTGCTCTTGTATAATTTCCGTGATTTCATAAGCATTCCAAGTTGGCGCTTTTTGTCCTTGCTTGACAGCTGTTTTGGAATGTAACGCGCAGGAAGCGATGTGCGATTATATTTTATGGATTTTCGAATATGCATAGTGTTATATTATTTTGATATTATAAAATTATAAAATATTATATATTAATATTATATCAAAATAATATTAACTATGCTTACTACACATATTAAAAGTGTATTATTTATAATAGTAATATTGTATGTAATAGGATACATATGTAAGATATATGAGAAAATAAATAACAGTTTATCACTAGATGTATTATCAACTGCCGAGACAAACCCAAAAATATTTTATTTTATTACACCTATATTTTTTTGGCTAGCGTCCAAGTCATTTCTTTTTAAGAATGCAAATGGACCATTAATGTCATATATAAAATCATTATTTTATAACCTTGATAAACCGGATTTTTTTAAGAAAGTTGTTCCTTTCACATCTCTTATAGCACTTGTAATAAGTAGTTTGCTTGCAGTATATGCAGGCGGCGCACTTGGTCCGGAAGCAATTATTGTAAATATATCAATGATTTTTCTATTATTTGCAAGTGATTTTTTTAAAAATATTATTAAACAAATTAATATCGAAAATTTACTTTACATGGGATATATTTTTGGATTTACATTTGCATTTAAAACACCGATTTCTTCGTTTATTTTAGCGATAGAAAAATCAATACTAGGACATTCACAGAAGACGCTTACAAATATATTGTATGCATGCATAGCAATCGGTGTTGCTATGATTTTTATGGATGATGATAAAATATTCCCTTCTGCAACACCACAAAAATATGAACTAAACGTAAGTAGTATTTTAAAATATAGTTTGTTGGCAGTAATATGTGGTGTATTTTCATCTGTATTTTTTAAAGGTACATACAAGATGTATTTTGAAGTGAAAAACCTTGTTCTTAATAACACTATTATGTTTAATGTAATACCACTACTACTTGGATTGTGTGTAGCTATTATTATAAATACAACGGGAGTCGTTTCAACTCATAATGGTAAACAACATATAAACAACATGTTTGGTAAACAACATGTATACGGTTATGAAAATATAATAGGACACATTATTAACATATTTTTAACATTTATATCAGGATGTTCAGGTGGTCTCATAATACCATCGATATCAATTGGTAGTTATATTGGATTTTTATACAACAAAATTACAGACCTTCCTTTATTGCAAACGTTGATAATTGGAATGACGTCTATATTCAGTGCATTTTTTGGATATCCTATTTCTGCTTCATTTATTATTCAAAATATATTGAATCAAAATGTTGAAATCTTACCACTACTAATTGGAATGTCATATATTTCTTTTTATTCTTCCAAGTATTTTAATAGGTTTGTTTTTCAAGAATAAATAAGTATTCATATTTTTATATGTTATTTGTGTATAAAAATATAATAGTTGAATCCTGATGTAAATTTATAATGATTCATTATTGAAGAAAATTTTACGAAATTGTGTCATTTCTTTGTCTGTAAACATGTTTGTCAAGAAATCGTTTGGCGTTTTAGTTTCTTTCAAAAGATTGGAAATCATAAAAAGCGAATAAATTCCGCATTCCGTGTTGCTTTTTTGGTGTTGTTTATCATTTACAATGTATTTAAAGTTTATTCCAATTTCTTTTCCTTGTTTCATTATTTTCTTGGCGAATTTATTTATTTCTTTGGACGGCGGGTCGCCGGTGCTGTCGAAGAAGAAAATGAATTGTTGTTTAATGTTGATGAAGAGGGATATCCAGTGCGAGCCGGATAAATAGTGAGGGTCGGTATTAAAGATGATTCCAATTTTACTTTTATTGTTGGCTGGATTCAAGTAAGTTTTTATGTCAAAATTGCATAATTCATCGTATACGCATGATGGCTCACCCTTTGGAGTTTTGTCAAAATCAATGGGCGATGGACCAATAAATTCAAAAAAAGGGAATGCATCCTCGTATTGTTTCATAACTTTTGTAATATCAACACTGGACAACCACTCGTTTGGATTTTTATTCCATGTTTTCGGACTTTCAGGTGCAAAGTAATTGAATAAATCTTTTGTTGCAGAGGCGCCTTCGTTAAACAATTGTCGCAGCCAACACGATTCCTTGTTACACACGTTTCCTAGTGCCGTTTTTAGTGATTCCCATATCACCTTTACATCGTCACTGTTGATAGTTGCGTCTGGATGACGCGTATTCCAACTGTCTCTAAGTTTTATGATTGCATTAGTGGTGTAACAGGTGAAATCTTTTTCTTGTGTTGGACCGCATGAAAGTTTTTTGAATGATTCATCTAAATATGAAACAGGTTCAACTGAATCTTTTATTTGTTTTGTTGTTCTTCTTCGAATACTTTTTATTTTTTTAGTAGGTGGCATTATTTATATTTAATTTGTAGTTATAATAATTTATTATTTTATTTTTAATTTATTTTTGTTTCTTCTGAATTAATTTCATTGGTGTTGGCGTTATTGGATGGTTTTTCTTTTTTATTTTGTTTTTTTAACCCCTTGTGCTTGAATGATGGGTCTTTTGGATTGAATTTGAATTGCTGCGGGAAAACAACCGGTTCTTTTTTCTGAGATGATGATTTTTTGATGACATATGTATCAAGTGTGAGTTTTTTTACTTCTTTTGGTTTGAAACAAAGTTCATTGGCTTTATTCAACTCGAAATCATTTAGCGCAGTGTTGCATACGCAGTGCTGCTGAGTAGTTGGTTCGCCTGCCACAATGCCCATGCACACATAACATTTTTGAATGGTTTCACTTTGGTCTTCAAATTTTAAATGAGAGATGCACGCCTTCATATACATGTTGAATGCGCCATTTAATGTTACATCTTTTATTTCATTTTTAAAAAGGTCTTTTGTTATAGAAATTATTCTTTTTCGATAAAATTTCAAATCTCTCTTGAATCCTGTGTCATAATCTATGTTATTTTTTCGAAGGTATTTTTCATACTGTGCGACATTTACCATGTATTCAAGAGTTGCATCATCAACCGAGTTCAAAGAAACATCTATTACCATTTTGTATTATATTATATAATATATAGTTTTTAAGAACCCAACGAATGATAACCATATGGTAACCATAGTTAATCTTTCGGTTTAAATTTTAATTTGAATTCTTCCAACACGGTATTCATAGGCATAGGCGGCAATATTTTTTGTTTTATAACAGTATTCAAAGGAAGAGGAGGGGGGGGAGGAGGTGGAAATGGGGGTGGTGGAGGGGCAAAATTGTTGCCATTGTTATTGTTGGAATAATTAGAATAACCTAAAACCTTTTCAAATGTTGTATTTGCTGATTCTAGCTTGCACATTTTCAATTTTAGTCTTTTTATTTCTTGTAGTTGTTTTTTATTTGTTGAAATGTTCATTTTTAATTGATTTTTCAAAATTGTATTTTCTGAGCGCAATTCATAACACATTTTTTCTTGTGTTAAAAAAAGGAATTTAAATTCATCCGAGTTTGTCGTTAATGTTGATACTGTCAGTGACTGTGCATCTGTCATATGTTGCGGTGGTTGTTGTTGTTGCGACTGTTGCGGTTGTGAAGCTTGGAGTGGTTCTTGTATATTAATAATGACATTGTCTTTATCTACTTCTTTCTTTTCGTATTCAATTAATTTTTTATATGAAAAGAAATATGACATGTAATAGTTACAATAGTTACAACACATTTATTAAAAACTATGAATATAATTAATTATAGTTTTTAACTTAAAATGATAAATGAAATCAATTTAAATATTTATCCATGATGATAACTAATATAACATAGTATCATGGAAATAAGGGACCCGACAGTATGTTTAAATATGATTGTAAAAAATGAAAGTAAGATTATATATAGGTTGTTTGATTCTGTAATAAAGTGGATAGACTGTTACTGCATATGCGACACTGGTTCAACAGACGACACGGTTAATAAAATTGTGGAGTATTTTAAAAGTAAAAATATTCCTGGAAAAGTTGTTGTTGAACAGTTTAAAGATTTCTCTCATAATCGCAATTTTTCATTACAAGCGTGCAACGGGATGTCTGATTATGTGTTGTTATTGGACGCCGATATGGTGTTTCATCCGAATGAAAACGTATTTTCAAAAAAAATGTTGACACATGACGTTTATCATATTTATCAGGGGTCAAATGATTTTTATTATAAAAATTTAAGAATTGTAAAAAATAATGGACATTATTCTTATTTGGGTGTAACTCACGAGTACATAAATTTTCCAGAGAACACGGTTTGCGCCACTTTTGAAAAGAACGTGGTGTTTATTAATGATGTTGGCGACGGCGGGTCGAAGGGTAATAAGTATGTTCGTGATGTGGAATTACTTACCAGAGGAATAACTGAAAATCCTAAAAATGACAGGTACCATTTTTATTTGGCGAATACTTTGAAAGACATGGGTCAAAATGATGAAGCAATTGAAATGTATAAAAGACGAATTGCATTAGGTGGGTGGAACCAAGAAATTTGGCAGTCTTATTATAAAATTGGAACATGTTATAAAAACCTTGGAAAAATGCCTGAAGCACTTGATGCGTGGCTAATGGGATATGATATTTTACCAAATCGGGTTGAAAATTTGTATGAAATTATAAAATATTATAGAGAAACGAGTAAGCATAATTTGTCATATTTATTTTATACACTTGCGAAAAATGCTATAAGTGAATGTGGTTCAAAAAAAGATGAATATTTATTTTTAGAAAATGATGTTTACACGCACAAGTGTGATTATGAATACACCATCATTGCATATTATATTGAAAATAAGAATATAACAAGTATAAGACAATCTATTATTAATGTATTGAATAATTGCAGTAACAATGATTTTGTTTCAAATTTATTTCAAAATATAAAATTTTATGATTTGAAATTAGTTCCAGCGGTAAAATGCGATATGAGTTTTACGCTAGACCATGAAATAAATGGAAAAAGTGTCCGTTTTTATTCGTCTTCAAGCAGCATTCTTCCAAAACGAGACGGCGGCGGTGGATATATTATGAATGTGCGCATGGTAAACTATACGATAACTAGTACAGGGTATGAAACAGAGCAATACATAATATCTCTTAATAAATATATAGAATTGTTGACTGATAATTTTTACATTATAAAAGAAAAAGAAAAATTAATTGACATGGAATATGTTTACAGATGCGGCACGTTTCCCGCAAATGTTATTGGCGTAGAGGACCTAAGATTGTTTTATGATTCTGATACATCTGATTTGTTATATATTGGTGTTGGGTGTCATGAAAACAATGCGATTGGAGTTGTTCATGGAAAATATAATGGCAATGGCAACATATTAACATGTTTTGAAATCAAACACGAGTTTAATTTGAATTCTCCGTGTGAAAAAAATTGGGTTTTTGCAAATATAGCAGGCAAAAAACGTGTTATATATCATTGGAATCCACTTCAAATATGTATAATCGACGAAGAAAATCCAACTATTTTGAAAAGTGTTTCTGTTAAAAATAAAACAGAATATCCTGGTTTTTTTCATTACATTCGAGGTTCTACTTGCGGATTCAATTACGGAGATGAGATATGGTTTGTTGTTCACATTGTTTCGCATGAACAACCTCGTCATTATTATCACATGATGCTTGTTTTTGAAAATAATGAAGATATGAAACTCGTAAAGTATACTCCCATTTTCAAATTTGACGAGCACTGCATTGAATACTGCATTGGGTTAATAGTGGAAGACTCGCGCATAGTTACGACATACAGCACTTGGGACAGAACAACGAATATTACAGCATATGATAAAAAGTATATTGAAGAAATGATGATAAAATTATCATAAATCAACTTTACCTTTTATAAGGTCAAACTTATTAAAATCAAGAGTTGGAAATTGTTTATCATATTCTAACCAACCTATTTTATACCATTTCACAAATACGCCTGTTTCTGTTTTTTTAGCAACCTCGCCAAACCATCTACCAGGTTTATCCGCTGGTGAAATTAATTCTACTATGTCACCAACTTCTAATTTCTCATCAAATCCTTCAGGAAACCTTTGTCTTAAAAGAATTCTTTTATATCCTGGGCTTGTGTCTTTCAAACCGGCTAAAATTTGTGAACATTTTGTTTCACTATCTTCTTCTCCACTATGACAAGCATCAACAAATGCTTTCAAATTTTGAGCTTGAGCGCCTGAAGTTTGAGCTTCCGAAGCTTCCGAAACAGATTTTCCTGATTTCAACATTCCACCTTTTTTATAACTTTTTTTTTTACTTTTTAGTTTAGTTGGTTTATTTTTTTTATTTGTTCTACGACGACGATAACTACGACGGTTGTAAGATTTATTTGCCATTTTTATTATATATATTATAAAATACTAAAATATTAAAATATATTATTTATAAATAATCTAATCAAGTGTATTTTTCATTTATTTATAAATACAAGATTTATTTTATTTATAAATTGAATTATTAAAACATAAAACTACAATGTGCAGATAACTGTGAGAAAAACAATGTACACCAATGACAACGGCAATGGCAACAATATTTTGATGGCAAACAGAGTTGAACAGATATATGATGTTATACTTGGAGCTGGATGCATTGTTTTCAGCCTTTTAGCGTTGTCAAATTTGTTTATCGTGACAATCAATAAGTTTGTCAACTACTATTCGAGACAAATTGACCGCATCGTCATGGACGAGAGTGAGAGTGAGAGTGAGTATAGCGATGAGGATGAGAGTGAATTCAGCGACGACGATGATGACAGCAGCGAGAGTGAATACAGTGAGTATAGCGATGAGGATGAGAGTGAATTCAGCGACGACGACGATGATGACAGCGATTGCCATCACCATCACCATGATGACATCGAATTGACTCCGTACATTCCTCCTCGTAGAAGTGAGAGACTAGCAGAAAATAGAGCAAGATGCAATTCACCCTTACTTGTGGTTCGTTTGAAATTTGAATAAAGTTGAAACTATGATGTTCCGGTAATGGGAGCAGGCGCGTTATTTTTATCGGTAATATCCTTTCCAACTTTTTTATTCACATCGTTGACTTTTTGCTTCAACACGGCTGTTATTGTGTCCATAGTTGTTTTTATATTTGAAGTATTATCATTTACATTTTTTGACAATGAATCGACACTGGGCTGAAGCGCCGCAACCTTTCCAGACAGCAAATTTGTTCTTAATTGGTCTGCGCTCACTGTTTCACTCAAAGACATTCCCTCAACAACATATTCTGTGGTTATAATGCCTTTTAAAATAATTGCAGTGAAAAATATAATATATATAAATATGATTATGTTTGAAAAACCCAAATCAGATTTCATTTCTATTTTCTATTTATATTAAATTTTTATTATATTTTTATTTTATAATGCGTTAATTATGTTTTATCTTTGTTTGCAATAATTGCCTGTATTGCTTTGCTATTATTTTCATTATCTGATGAATTTTTTGTGACAATTGGCAAAAGTACTAAAACGCTAGATTGGATGGAATCAATTATTTTTCCCAATGCATCTAATTTTGCACCATATGTTCCCACGGTTACACCAATGTCTGAAGAAGAAGGAACTGGGGAAGAAGGAGAAGGGATTGGAGGTAGAGGTACAGCAGGTGTTGTTGCATCAGAATCAAGTCCTTCTAAAATTGTATCTCCTCTTGTAAAATGCATAATTATAATTACAAATAGAAATAGTATAAATGAATAAATAATAAATTTATTGAACATTTTACTTACAGTTTCCTTGTGAAGAAAAAAGTTATAATATATATATATAAATAATATATATTATAATATTGTATAATATTGTATATATAATGTTATTGTTATTTTTTTAGAAGAGTATGTTCTTTTTATGGTGCATTTGGACACTTGACTTCCATTGGAGAATATTCTGGTGTTGTTGGCTCAATTGGCTCATTTGGCTCATTTGAAACTGTTTTGATAGGCGTTAGAGAAGGAAGAGGGTCAGATTCTTTTTGGTTCATAAAATACAGTTGAGATTGAATTGATAGTGCGTTTACAAATTGAACGGCGTGCGACATTGTAACGCGCTTTCCATCAGGTTTCAAGACGTTCAAGTAATCATTGTGCAGTTTGTACATGTTGTTGCGATACTTGATGGGGAAATCTTTTAAACACATTTTTTTGTAAATATAACAATCCAGGTAATTCTTGTGCAAACTGGAAGTATAGTTGTACAACTTGGATTGGAACTCAAAAAATGCGAGTTCATCTTCCGGGCATCTTTCAAAATGTTTTCTCAAATAATTCATTTGTTTCAAATGTAAGTATACAATCTCGCATCTTGCGCTAGGACCCTTAGCATTCTTGACCATTTCATAATTTGGATTGCGCAATTTGAAACGTTCACCCGTGTTTGATCGAAACATTACACCAGGATAGTAATACAATGAATCCGATGACGCATATGTTTTTACTATTTTATCATAATCGTCTTGACCTTTCATTCTGAGTCGGGCAGGGTGCGACACTTTTGAGAAACTGCTCCATTTTAAAACCGACCGCTCCATTTCATATGCGGTTGCAGCAGTAAAATCATCACTATTTTTAATTAAATAAATGGCAATAATATAAAGGGCTGTGGTTTTTACAGGCGCCACAATTACATTGTCTGGGTGTTGCATCACAAAACTATAAGCGTATTCTTTTGGCAAGTCGTCGAAATTCAAATTTGCGTTTGCGCACGCTTCCAGAAACATGCTTCTAAAACATTTTCCTGCCGATTTTTTGACAGGTGAAATTGTATTTTTTGTGGAAAAAATCCAGCTTTGAACATCATTTGCAGAATTATAATATACGTTTACCATGGTCCCTTCAACAAACTCTTCGGCAAATTGAATATTTGGAAAGTCAATGACATTCATAACATGTTTTGGTTCACACATTGGCGGAGAGAATCCAATAACTTTTCGGTCTTCATTCAAAACAACAGACCGAAAATGTTTTACACAGGTTATTTCATTATTAATATTTTTACGCATTGTTTTTTTGTCATAGTTAACTAAATAATATGATGAATTTTCTGACGATGTGGCGACAGTCACTTTTTTACATTTGATGCACTCATTCACATTATCAATAATGTCGGTAAAAGAATTCAAATCAAATCGATAATGCGCTCGGGGCGGTTGTTCTTGGTGTGATGACATGTTTTGCTGCTATATTGCTATATTACTATTAATACTTGTGTATTCTTTATATTCATTAAATAAAATATAAAACATTTAACAACTTTTGTTATAAAACAGTGTATTTTGTATTTTATAAACTTATAAATATTGGTAAATTAATAATAGTGTAAAGATTATAGAATTTTCTCTAACTATTATACTATATATATAATTATATATTAGTATAATTTATCATGAGTAATATGAAAGAAACAGAAGAAGCAGAAGACACAGGTAGCAATAAAAATAAATTATTTCTTGGAGATGAAATAAAAATAAATGCAAATGTGCCCGAGTCAAAGTTACAAAACAATGTGTATGAAATAGTATATGTAGATTCCGGGTTGTTGAAATTAAATAATAAAAAAACTCAACAAGTAGAAAGTGTTAAAATACACAATGATAAAATACAAAAGATTGAAGACGAAGAAGTATCAGAAATTCAAATTATTAAAAGGAAGGCCACTCACAAGTATGTAGAACAGTCGGGTTTCAAGATTGATATGACAGTTTCAATTGAATTGGCGCCCTCGTCCTCGTCCTCATCGTCAGAAGATGAAGAACCTCTTTTTATTTTGTGTAAAATTGTAGACGTGGACACGACGCAAGATATAATCGAAGTAAAACTATTGCTTGATGATTTGGGGAAAGAAGTAAAAGACATTCCACGGGATTTTCAAGAGAGTATTTTTATAAATTTTGGTTGCAGCGGGTTACCTCCCTGGATACAAAGAATTAAAGTAATTGAATTCAAACCACAAGCAGCCGATGCCGTTGCGAAAGAAGCGGATTATGAAGAGGGTTATGAAGAAGAAGAATCGGGCATCGAACTTGATTTAGCCGAAGCGCTAGATGAAGGGAATAAAATATTTGCAAGCATAATGTACGAGGTTCCGACGTCTCAACGAATTGTGTCTGAAACGAAACAATATGACGATTTATTGGAAAATATTATTTCTTCAATTCCAAAAAGTAAACGAACGGATGCAGAGATGAACAGAATTCATCGAGGGATTGAGCGTTTTTTTCAGCTAAGGAAAGAGTATTCGCTCTTTGATAAAAATGGTGTTCCAAAAATGCCGAGAGCTTTAAGCGAACACGATAAACCGTCTTCGGTACACATTCAGAATTTAGACACGAAACTGCAGTGGGTTCTGCCTGTTGTGGAAAATATTAAAAAATTATACGTAACAGGCGATGACGCGGTTAGTGTCAATACGGTAAATGCAATATACGATTTCAAAGAGCAAATACTAGAACAGAAAAATATATACCCGGAAAAAAATGCGCCTTATAATCCAAAACTTATGGAAGATATAAATTCTTATTTAACTCCATTTGAGAATCCGAAACCAAATCCAGATAACAAGTATGTTATTCAAAATAAACCTGTTCGCGAAAGTATTTTGACGCTT